AAATGAACAAAGAAATTGCAAAAGAATTAGATGCACAATGCAAAAGTGTTGCACAAAGATTTTCAAGGCCGGATCGTGAAGGCAATTTTAATAATGAAACTTTTGAAGTAGAAGAGATAATTTCAATGTCAGACCACACCGCAACAGTTGTTTTTAAAAAATCAAGTGGCAAATTAGCAGCAGCATTTTTTTATTACATTGCAAGGGGATATTCAAAAGGTTGGAAGTATTTTTTCCCAACTGATTCACATATTAATGGACTTGCATCATTTCATTATTTTAAACTTGAAGTTGAGCGTAAAAACTATGATAAGAACTTTTAGTTAAATAAATTACAATTAAACCAAATAAAATTAAAAGATTTTTGCAAGGATGAATATATTCGGATTCGAGGTTAGGCGTATTAATCCATTCGTACAAGAAAAGACCGGTTTCTTAAATGCCAATTTTGGCGGAATGGTTGGGCGTACACCGGTAAACGAAAAAAGTGTATTTGGATTAAGTGCATATTGGGCCGGTGTTAGAAGAATATCGGAATCAGTGGCAATGTTGCCAGTTGATGTGTTTAAAAAGGTAAATGGCAACCGTTCAATGGTTGACCATCCAGTTGAATACCTTTTAAATGCAGAAGCCAATTATCAAACCTGCGCATTTGATTTCACGCAAATATTAATTACCTCTGCAATCAATCACGGCAATGGATTAGCTATTATTGAGCGTGACAGATTTGGAACACCCACCGGTTTAGTAAACGTATCACGTGAAATATGTGAGCCATTAAAATATGATGATGAATTGTATTGGAAGGTTGAAGTTAAAGAAGCTGCGAACAAACAAGAAAGTTTATTAGTAAAAGATAGAGATATAATTAACCTTAGGGGCTTTGGATCGGATCCCGTAATTGGAATAAGCGCAATTCAAGCACACAAGCAGAATTTAGGGCTTTCGATAGCTGCACAAGATTACGGTGCCGATTTTTACAACAAAGGCACAAGAATAGATGGTTATATTGAATATGCCGGTGTTTTAAAGCCAGAGACCAAAGATGCAATCAATCAGCAATGGACAAACAACTATGGTGCAAACGGCACACGTGGCACGGCTATTTTAGATGCAGGTTCTAAATACCATCGTTTAGGTTTACCACCACAAGACGCGCAATTTATAGAAACACGTAAATTCCAAAAGAACGAAATTGCCACAATTCTGGGAATACCATCACACATGATTAATGAGATGGATGGCGCAACCTTTTCAAACATTGAACATCAATCTATCGAGTTTGTTACTTATGGCATTGGTTCATGGATTGAAAAAATAGAGCAGGAGTATAGAAGAAAGCTATTAAAAGAAAACGAAAAAAGAAGCCATTATTTCAAACACAATGTTGATCGTTTACTTAGAACCGATGTAAAAACCAAAGGTGAATACTATCGATTGATGACTGACATAGGGGCTTACACAATTAATGACGTACTTGAATTAGAAGACAGAAATTCAGTTGATAACGGAGATGAACGTTATGTTCAAATCAACAGAATACCAATTGAACAAATGAAGGAATATTATAAAAAAGAAATACCAAAATAATGAATAAAATTGAAAGAATTGCAGAGGTTCGTGGCATTAATGCTGAAAAAAGAACTGCGGAATTTGTTATATCAACAGAATCAATTGACAGACACGGCACCGTGTTCAAATTGGCTGGTTGGGATTTAGAAAACTACAATCGCAATCCAATAGTTGCATACAACCATGTTACAAGTGATTCAAACCCAGATACAATAATTGGCACATCAAGAGTGTACCACGATGGTGATGCTTTGATTGGTGAGGTTACATTTGAGCGTGAAGGAAACAATCCACTTGCAGATAAAGTATTTAACAAAATGCAGGATGGTATTCTTAAAATGGCATCAGTTGGGGCCATTCCACATGAGTACAGATATGGCAATGTTGACAATGGTGAAGATAGTGGAACCATTTACTTCACACGCCAAGAATTAATTGAATGGTCAATAGTTAGTGCAGGATCAAACAAAGATGCATTCAAAAGAAGTGCAGACCAAGTTGATGAACTTAAAAAATCTTTGGAAGTAGTTGAAGAAGTAATTGCACCGGTTGAAATGGGCCTAAATACTAAAGCGGATTTGAGAAATTACAATAAGGTTAAAATAGTTACAAAATACCTATAATTAAAAGTACAATTTTTGTAAGGTAAATTAAAAAATACAATAAAAATGAAAAATAGTTTAGAAATACGTGAAGAAATCGGAAGCGTAAAAAATATCCTTGATTCATTAGAAGCATTAGTTTCTTCTGAAGATAGAGATTTTACGGCAGATGAGAAAGTATCTTTCGATACAAACATGGAAAGACTTACAACTTTGGTTGAGGAGTTACCAAAAACAGAAAAATTAGAAGAAATCAGATTGAAAGCAGCAAATTTAAGTGGCGCACCAGTTGCAACCACTAACAATGAGGAAAAAGAAATAGTAAGAGACTTTTCTTTCGGTAAAGCAGTTCGTGCCGCATTCGGTGGGAAACTTGAAGGTGTAGAACTTGAGATGGCTCAAGAAGGTGAAAAAGAAATGAACGCAATTGGTCGTTCTTCAAACGGAATCGTTATCCCTTCAATGATCTTGAATAGAGCAGTTATCACTGAAAATGGAACAAGTGGAATTGAGCAAACTTCTTTTGTAGATGCGGTTTATGCAAACACAATCTTAGCTGATTTAGGAATCACAAGAATATCCACTTCAACAGACCAAAGAATTCCAATCTTGGGTGCAGTTAGCACACAATGGGAAACTGAAGTTTCAGATGCAATTGATGGCGGTTCAGCAATGTCTAAAAAAGACCTTGCACCTCGTAGATTAGCCGCTTATGTTGATTATTCAAAACAAGCAGCAATGCAAGCAAACAGTTCTTTAGAGACTGCACTTAGAAACTCAATAGCTCAAGCAGTTGGCGCGAAAGTTGAATATGCATTATTCACTGATGACACTGCAAACGGTGCATTTGAATGGTTAGGAAACGGTAAAACGGAATTGACAAACGCTTCAATTAGCGCACTTGTTTTGGCTCTTATTGAAGAAGTACAAGGCAACAACCATAACAGAGGTAATTTAGGCTTTGCACTATCAAACGATGTGTTCAGCGATGTATATGCAGCAGCACAAGTTTCTGGTGTATCTCCTTTAATCGTTAATGAAATGATAATGGGAATGATGGCGAAATTTAGCAATCAAATTGCAGACATAACCAACCCTGCCGTTTATTATGGAGATTGGTCAAAAGTTTACGTTGCTCAGTTTGGTGGTGTTGAAATCCTAATGGATCCTTACACTCAAGCAATCAAAGGAACCAACAGATTAATCCTTAACTCTTACTGGGACGCGGCACTTATACAGGATGCGGCCATTTCGGTGGGTACGCTGGGTTAGTCCTAACTAATAACTAAATACAAAGGGGGTGGGTGTTATGCCCATTCCCTTTTTTTATACAATCAAAATGATAAGAAATAAAAAAATAACCTCATACACACCGGTTGAAAATTGGGCCTTGACTTTGGTTGAAGCAAAAAGACATTTGAACATCCTTGATGACTCATTTGATGACCTTATAAACGACTATTTGGCAAGTGCGCACGTTTGGCTATACAATGAAACTGCAATCTTTGTGAAGGGTGCTATATTGGGCTATATGCAAGAATGGGATGATTTCCGCGTGGATGTTGCAAAGGTTGATACATTAGCAATTTACTACTATGACCTTGACAATACACGTACTTTGTTAAGTTCAAGCAATTATCATTGGAACAATGGGTTATATTCTTACATTGAATTAAAAGGTAATTTACCATCACTTTATGTAAAAGACTTTGCAATTGAAATTGAAATAACCACATTAGCAAACACGGATCCGATGGTTAAGCAAGCATTACGAATGTTAGTTGCTGATATGTTTGAGAATAGACAAAATGAAATCAACGGTTCTACTGGTAGAATAATAACACGCGGTACAATGTACCAATTATCCTTAATAAGTCAAAGAACAGAGATATAATGAACATAGGCAAATTAGATAGAAAAATTATAATACAAGTACAGAACTTTGCCACTAATTCCATAGGCGAATACACCACAACTTGGGACACTTTTCACAACGCATTTGCTAATGTTCAAAAGGTAAGCGGTACGGAGGGCATAACGGCTGACCAAGTAACGGCAACCAATAAAGTAAGGTTTAAAATTAGATACTTCGCAGGCATCAACGAAAGCATGCGTGTTGTTTACAACTCAAACAATTATGATATATTAGAAATTCAAGAACTGGATCGTGAAGGTTTGTTTTTAACCGCAAGCAGAACGCTATGAGTACAGTAACAATTGAAGGCATGGATGGCGTTATTGGTGAAATAAAGGCTTTGACCAACGATAGAATGAAACGATTGGAAATAATCAAAATTCTAAGGCAACAAGTAAAGCCAATTTTGTCAGCAGTAAAAGCAAAAACACCGGTTGCAGATGAAGATATTAAATTTAGAAAAAGGATTTATCATCCAGAGAATTTGAAGAAATCAATGGCAATCAAAACAAGTCCAATGAAAAAATATCCAAATGTTTTAGTTGGCCCAAGAAAAGGAAGTGACAAAACAAATGATGGTTTTTATGCTTTCTTTATCCAATACGGATATTTGTGGAATTATAGAATACCTGCAAATGATTTCATTGGTGATGCAGCAGGCCCATTGCTTGGCTCAGTAAGCACCACAATGAGCGTACAATTAGAAAAATATATTTACAAAAAAGCAGAAAGTTTAAAATTATGAGAATAGTATTAATAAAAGATCACGCGGTTGCACTTAGAGTGCTGCCAGAAGGCACAGAATTACGCGTTAGCAATAAGTTAGGCGCGGTATTAATTGCATTAGAAGTTGCAAAGGAATTTGGGGACTATACAAAAGAAGAAAAGGTTGAACACATTCTTGAAATTGCGTTTGACAATGAAGAAAAACCTAAAGTTAAAAAAATTACTAAAACAAAGAAGTAAAACAATTTATTTTTGTTTAAAATATAAGAAAAAATGGCAAGTACGGGAATATTAAATGGCACAATTGCCAAGATACAAGTGGCAGGTGTGACAGTTGCACACCTAACTTCTAACTCATTAACTTTTGAAATGGCTACTCGTGACGCGAGCAGCAAGGATTCAGCAGGATGGAAAGAAACATTGGAAGGACAAAGATCATTCAGTGGAAGCGGTGAAGGATTCTTTGCAGAAGATGCAACCTATGGATTTACAGATTTATATGATGCTTATGTAACACGCGATGCAGTTGTAGTAACATGGACAACTGATGTGGCTGGCGATGTTGAATACAGTGGAAGTTGTCACATTACGTCATTAGCAAGAACTGACGGACTTGAGGAATCAAGCACTTTTTCAGTATCTTTTGAAGGCACCGGCGCAGTGACAAAAGCAACGGTTTAATTTTTATCTTGTTATATGTGTGATGAAAGGGGTGGGGTTATGCCCACCTTTTTTTTTACATAATAAACAAAAATTAAACTACATTTACACACAACAAATTAAAATAAATACATATGATTAAAATTAAAAACAAAGAGTACAAGTTTAAATTCGGATTCAAAGCACTAATAATGTACGAAAACGAAACCGGTAAAAGTGTGTCAGAAATTGGCGAAAACATCAACATGAGTACTTTGGTTGACATTGCCTATTGCGGCTTAAAGGCAGCAGGCGAAAATGTGACAAAGGACTTTGTAATTGATGCCATTGATGAAGATTTTGCGCTCATGAATGTATTCACGGCAGCCATGCAAGAAGATATGGCGGCACTGAATAACATGGGCAAGGAAGCAAAAAAGTAAAATTGCCGTTGGCAACTTGGATAAGGGGGTTTGTTTTAGGCGTTCTAAAGCAATCGCCACTATCACTTGATGAGTTTACAATGGCGGCCATATTTGATGCCTACATAGGCCACACAATAGGCGAAAACGTAAAGGCGCGGACACAATGGGAAACGGCAAGATTTGTTTCTTTTGTAACATTGAAAAGTGCCGGTAATAAAAGGATGCACAAACCACAAGACCTGATTAAGTTTGACTGGGAACAAGAAGACAAAAAAGGCACTGGCAACAATGCTTGGACTAAAAAAGAAATAGAACAACTGAAGAAACAAAAACCAAACTGGTTCAAATAAAATGGCAAGAAAGCAGATAAACATCCGTGCAGGTTTTGACTTAGCAGCATTTTCAACATCAAGTCAAAATTTAGAAAGAAGTCTAAAACAAACTGCTGCAAAAATGAAGTCAATTGGCACTACTATGTCAATGTCTATCACTGCGCCATTAGTCGCAATGGGTGGTTTGGCCGTAAAAACTTTTGCAAGTTTTGAGCAATCAATGGCAAAGGTTAACGCGGTAAGTGGGGCAACCGGTGCAGAATTTCAAGCACTAAATAAACTTGCATTAGATTTAGGATCAACAACACGATTTACTGCGGCGCAAGTTTCTGACTTAATGTTGAACTATTCAAAGTTGGGTTTCTCAGCAGGCGAGATTGAAAAAATAACCGGTGCCACATTAAACTTAGCACTTGCAACCGGTGAAGATTTAGCAAAAAGTGCTGAAGTTGCTGGTAG